CGGGAAGCCGCCACCCGACCTTGGCGGCACATTGAAAGGAAATACGATATGGCAAACAAACAACCCCAAATCGTGACGATAGATGACGTTGAATACGATGCAAATGACTTCACAGAGAATCAAGTTGCGTTGTTCAACCATTGTGTAGATTTAGACCGAAAGATTGGCTCAACCCAATTTCAACTTCATCAGTTAGTGGTGGGTAAGGATGCGTTTTTAAAGATGCTGAAAGAAGCATTGAAAGACCAACCTGCTGAAGCCGCAGTAAAAGCAGAGTAAGAAGAAACAGCCTCATGGAAACGATACACGAACTCGCCAATGAAACCGATAAGCGTTTAAGCGTCCATGAGGCTGTCTGTGCCCAAAGATATGAGGGCATACAAGCGAGCTTTGCCGAAGGCTCTAAGCGCATGACCAAGATTGAATACTTGCTTTATGTAGTGATTGCCGTAGTGCTGCTCGGCCCCGGCGTAGCTGCTGAGTTTGTCAAAAAACTACTGGGGATGTAAATGGCTGAAGAATCCGCAAAAAGCGCCTTAATTGAAAAAATTACGTTTGCAATTCTGCCTCTGCTTTTTAGCTGTGTAGTTTATTTAATGTCTGCGCTATCCAACTTAGCGCATGAAGTAACCATCCTAAACAGCAAGATTAGTCTGGTGGTTACGTCTGACAACAGGCAGGCTCCCAACTCTGGTGCTGAACTGGCAAGAGAAAAGCTGCGTCAAGATTTGGAAAAAGAAATTCAGCTTAATAGAGACCAAATCCATTACAACAGGCAATCAATTGCCATCCTAGAAGAACGTGCTAAACACACTTGCGAGAAACCTAAATGATTACTTTACTTTCCACAATTGTTTCATTTCTGATGGGCGGCTTGCCCAAGCTGCTGGACTTCTTTCAGGATCGTGCTGACAAGAAGCATGAGCTTGCCTTGGCCCAAATGCAGATTCAGCGGGAGCTAGAGATGCGTAAAGCTGGCTTTGAGGCGCAAGAGCGTATTGAGCACATCAAGTCTGAACAACTGGAAATTGAAACAAAATCGTCAGAAAAAACGGCTTTAATTGGCGCACAGCAAGCGGAGATGCAAGCCATCTACGCCCATGACACAAGCCTGAATGAAGGAACTAGCCAATGGATGCACAATTTAAGAGCGTCAGTAAGGCCCGTTATCACTTACGGATTCTTCTTTCTCCTAGTGGCTATAGATATGGCCCTTGCATGGCATGGTATAAGTTCTGGCGTGTCTTTTGAAAAGCTGGCAGAACAACTTTGGGATAACGAAACCCAGACTTTGTTTGCTTCCATAATAGCGTTTCATTTCGGTGGCCGTGCCTTTGGCAAATGAACGTCAGCCCCAAAGCCATCAAGATGATCTCGCACCATGAGGGTGTGAGACAGAAACCATACCGCTGCCCGGCGCGGCTCTGGACGATTGGTGTTGGCCACGTTTTGTACCCTGAGCAGGGCAAACTCAAGATAGATGAACGCGATGGCTTTCCTCTGCGCCCAGAGGATGACCGCAAATTTACGATGGAAGAGGTAGATGGAATACTACGTGCAGACTTGGATCGCTTTGAACGGGGTGTTGCAAAGTTTGTCCCCGTTGTCCTTACCCAAGGGCAGTTCGATGCTCTTGTTAGCTTTAGCTTTAATGTTGGTTTGGGCACATTACAGCGAAGCACCCTCCGTCAAAAGGCTCTTAGGGGCGATATGGAAGGCGCTGCGGAAGAGTTCTTGAAGTATTGCCTAGCAGGTGGCAAAATCCTTAAAGGGCTACAAAATCGCAGAATAGACGAGCGTGCCTTATTTTTAGGATAGCTCATGGCACTCAAAAAGATACTGCTCAAATCCGGTGTCAACCGCGAGAACACCCGATACACCAACGAAAACGGTTGGTACGAATCGGACAAGGTGCGGTTTCGCCAAGGCACTCCAGAAAAGATCGGTGGCTGGGTGCGAGTATCTGCCAACACTTTTTTGGGCACCTGCCGATCTCTTTGGGCATGGGTGACGCTTAACTCTGAGAAGCTCATTGGTGTTGGCACCAATCTCAAGTTTTACATCTCAAGCGGCGGCGCGTATTTTGATACAACCCCCTATGATTTTGTCCATGCATTAGGCTCCAATCCCTTTACCACAGCTACTTCAAGCAATCAAACTATTGGCGGTGTGGCATACACCACCGTAACCGTCACAGATGCAACAACTGGCTATCAAGCAGGTAACTACGTTGACTTCTACAACGCGCCCACAGTTCGTGGTGTTGTGCTTACCGGTAGTTTCCAAATTACCTCTGTAGCCTCCACGACCTATACCATCCTTGTACCCGGAACAGCATCCTCTTCTGGATCAGGCGGCGGCACAGGGGTGTACGCTTTTTATGAGATTGACACCGGCCCCGAATACGCAGTGCCTGTAACGGGCTGGGGCGCGGGTGCTTGGGGTTCTGGAAGTTGGGGTATTGGTGTTACGGGTACGGATCCTGTGCGCTTGTGGAGTCAGTTTAACTTTGGCGAGGACTTGATCTTTGGCCCTCGTGGGGGTGGCATCTACTACTGGGATGCTTCAACAGGCTACCGGACAACTACATTTACAGTCACGATTGCCAGCCCTGCGGTGGTAACGTTTTCAGTTTCTTTGCCTAATAACACGGCGGTTCAGCTTTTAACCACGGGCGCTCTTCCAACCGGTTTAGTTCCCGGCACGGTCTATTACGTACTTAATGCTTCGGGTGTCACCTGTAACCTTGCGGCGACACCGGGCGGCACGGCAATTACTACAACAGGTACGCAATCAGGCACTCATTACTTATCCATGCGGGGTATTAACGTAGCCAACCTTGCGGGCGCATCAGACGTGCCGATTCAGCAGAACTACATTGTGGTGTCAGATATCAACCGCTTTGTGTTTGCTCTTGGATGCACGGAGTATGGGGCTACCACATTTAACCCTATGCTGATTCGCTGGGCCGACCAAGAGTCTGTAACAGACTGGACGCCTTCGGCTACAACCCAAGCGGGGTTTTTACAGCTTTCTCATGGCTCACAGATTGTCACTGCCATTCAGTCACGCCAAGAGATTTTGGTGTGGACAGACTCTTCTCTGTATTCAATGCAGTATGTGGGCGCACCTATAGTTTGGAAGGCCGACATTGTTGGTGACAACATCTCAATCGCTGGCGAGAACGCCGTGGCGTACGCCAACGGTATCTCTTACTGGATGGGCGTGGACAAGTTTTACAAGTACGATGGCCGCACGCAGACCATGCGTTGTGACTTGCGCCAATACATATTTTCCGACATAAATAACGCACAGTTTGATCAAGTGTGTGCTGGAACAAACGAAGGCTTCAATGAAGTCTGGTGGTTCTACTGTTCATTGAACTCCAATCAAGTTGACCGCTATGCGATCTACAACTATGCCGAAGACATCTGGTACTACGGCAACTTGGCACGCACTGCGTGGTTAGATACAGGGGTGCTGGACAACCCAATTGGTGCAACTTATCTCAACAATATTGTGACCCATGAAGTTGGTTATGACGATGACTCATCAGGCACAACAGCGCCAATAGAGGCGTCAATCACTTCCGCTGAATTTGACGTTGATGATGGACAGAAATTTATGTTCATCTATCGTATGCTGCCAGACGTGACGTTCCGTAACTCTACCGCCGCAAGCCCTTCAATCACCATGACGCTGTACCCGTTGCAGAACTCAGGCTCCGGGTATAACGACCCCACATCTGTGGGCGGTTCTAATTATGCTGCTGTAACCCGTACAGCCACCGTACCTGTGGAAGCGTTTACAGGTCAGGTGTTTGTTAGAGTGCGCGGGCGTCAATTGGCAATGAAAGTGTCTTCAAACGCGCTAGGCGTAGCATGGCAGCTTGGCTCGCCCAGAATTGATATCAGACCTGATGGCCTACGTGGAAATACGTGAGTACAAGATTGATCAACCAAGTAGTCCCACCAGCCCTACCGTTGGCGCGGGATCAGTACGATCGCTCTTACCAAGACCAGCTTAACAACATCTTACGCTTGTACTTTGTGCAGCTAAACGCTGCGGTGAATCTTTTACAAGCACCACCAGTCTATTTGGTGGCAACGTTACCAAGCGCGGTTGACTCTGGAGTAGGCGCAAGATCATTCGTAACCAATGCAAGCGGCCCTACGTTTGGTTCCGTAGTTGTGGGCGGCGGAGCAGTTAAAGTACCCGTGTATTCAGACGGAACCAATTGGAGAGTGGGATGAAGCCGCATCACGTTAACAGTAAACAGCACATGCTATCTAACA